AAGCCTGAAATATCAACTCCAGCACCGAGGTAATAATGTATTGTCCAGACTGCGAATGCAATCACGAAGACGACGACAAAATCTGTAGAACTATAAAAAGGCGTTTAACTGTTCTTCCAACGCATGGAGAATGTATGGAAAAGTCCTTTGATTGCATGGAACATGCCATCAATAGTTGGGCTTGGTGGATGGCAGCATGGCTGTCAGGAGGGAAATAAAATGACTAATCCACAAACGACGACGCTGAAAGCCTATAGGTCTGGTTACGCAAAAGCAATAAACGATGCAACCAAAGCCGTCCCATCGTCATGGCTAGACCCGCTTCTTACAAAAAGAACATTTGACGATAAACCTGTCTGGACTGAGAACCTTTTGAACGCAGTTAGAAAAAGAATTGGGGAACTAAAATGTCCAAAGAAACAGTAACGACGATTCCTCGCCTTCTGCTTGGGTGGAAAATAACATCCATTGAGGCTTCCAAGGGAAAGAAACTTACCCGCATACGAGGTATTAGTTTTTTAAAAGGCGTAACTCCTAGCGAGGCTGTTAAAGCCCTTCTCCAACATCTAAAGGATTTCCCATGACCGATTCACAAACGACAATAAATGACGTAATTAATTGGTACTCCGAACAACTCACTAAAATGAGTTCGGGAGTTCAGGATGTTTCTTGCGAACCTTATTTTAAACCGTTCTACGAGGCTCGTGGTGTTTTGCTCACAATAGTAATGAAGGATGCCGACAACAATGTAGAAAAAGACTACATTGATGCTGGTGGTCGGTCTTACAATAAGACTTTTAAATGAAAAAGCCCAGAAAGATTTCTCCTTCTGGGCTTTTCTTCTTGCTGAGGAACTTATGTTGTGCAGGTCTCGTATAATTTAAGGAAGAACATCAGTTTCCAATAGTGCCAAGTTTTCATTCATCATAGCTTGTGCAGCAGCCTTTTGCTCCTCTGTGGCTTCTGGCTTGAAACAGATCACGCCATCTGAATTGATGCCGGTAATCGGACAAACAAGTGCAATCATGTCATTTAGTTCACAAAGTTTCATTTTATCTCCTTAGCCAAGAATGGCTGTGTTAATGTATGAATTAATGCTGCTTCCACTCCATGTTTGGGTATCAGTTCCATTGCCATATTCCATAGCTGCAACATAGTGTTTTCCAAGTTGTGGAGCAATCATAATATTTGTTCCACCAAGCAAAAAATATGCATTTGTGCTTGGAATATTATCTTCATTATTTGTAACATCTGTAACTGTGTCCAGTCCGATTCCAGCATACACCATCCTTATTGTTGAAGTTGAATTTTGGACAGCAGTTGAATTTGAAACTCTAAGTGCATCTTCTGCAAGTCCAGAAATAAAAGAAAGTTTATTGTTTGTTGAATTATTTCTTATCCTCCATGCTGCGGTAGAATATGCCCAGGTTGCAGTAGTTTCTATATATTCAAGTTTTTTAATAACACGATTGTAATAATTCCAAAGATAACGATTTGCAGAACTATCTTCTGTCGTTGTTGTGGCAGTCGTATAAAAGGTTCCAAGATAACGACGAGTCACTGCGCCTGTTTTACACAGAATGCCATCTTGATAGGCCAGTGCTGTTGCACGAGTTGTGTCGTTTGTCCATGCAAGAAATTCTAAGGTTGGAGTTCCAGCATTGTCATAGCAGAATACATCGTATGGCTTTCCACTCGATATTGTTCCAAGCCCAAGACTAAATTCTGCAGAAGAACGAACATTCCAATGTGTTCCATCATACAGAGCAATACGATTGCCCTTATAAGGAGTGCAATAAATTGTGGCAGCTGCAGTGACATCCGCAGTTGTAACAGGCACACCAGTCGTTAATGTCAACCTAAAATCTTGGACAGAATTATCTTGCTCTGTGACTGTTGCACCATTGATTTTGAAGACATTGCCTGTGGCAGCAGTGTCATAGGTTTTGTGAGTAAATGTTGCTGTTGAATCTGCAGTGACTCCTCCGCCTCCTGGAGTAGCTGCTGCCACTGTGTATTGTAGGCAACGCCAATTGCCATAATCTTCATACTTCATAATGGCACAATCACCAGCAGCAGTTGTGATGTTAGCTCCTCCTGGAAGTATCAAAGAGCTTGCGTTATGAGTAAGAGTCAATATGTCTTCGAATTGAATAAAGTACAGACATTCTTGATATATTGCATTAGAGCCAAAGCTCGTGATTGTTGTGGTGCCAGAAATTTCCACAACATGTGATCCAGCATTCCCAAGATCTGTAGTTGTAGCAGAAGCTAAAGTTGTTGCAATAGGAAGAATTTTATTTTGTGGTGATTGTGCCTTTACATGGGAAGAGGGATCTCCTGCATCTATAGAAAACTGAACTAGCTGACGAGAACCTTGAGCAATTCCATAACCTGATCCATCTACTGGAGCAACACCTAAAACATAGTCTCCATTTGTATAATTTTGAATAATAACCATTCGTCCTTTAGCAGGAAAAATTATGTTCAAATCTTCAGTCAAAGTGCCAGTTATTTCATAATACATATATTGAGCTTGAGCTGCAGAAAGAATAAGCTCATAGCTGCCAACACCTGTAACATCCAATTCCAATTTGCTGCCCATGGCCTTGTCGATAATATCGAACACACCAGTGTTCAACACTGTTCCCCATGTTGTGGCATTGTCGCCAACGCCTTGCTTGGCAAGACCTAAGTTCTCTGTGTATGTGACTGTGATGATAGCCTCCCTAGTTTATATGGCGCCATTTGTCGCCATGATTTATTCCACAAATATTCGTGGCATCAACATTGTATATTCTTGCAATTGCAGCATAAGACACTTTGTCTCGTAGAAGACTTTTGATTTCTGCGACACTCTCAGCAGTTAATTTTCTTCTTCCATTTGTATTTCCAATACATTTCCCTTTTCTCCTAGAAGACATTAGTGCTCGCTGTTCAGGAGTTCTTTTAGTTCCTCTTCTCTTATTAAGTTGGACAAGCACTGATTCTCTTGCCATAGTTCCATCTTCTCCTCCAGTAGTTAAATTATAACCAAAAGGAGAAAAAGAGTTGTGCACTATAATATATCTTTTTTCTGCAGCACATGCATCTGCTCTTAGAGAAAAAGAATCAATCGCAGTTATTGTAAAATTCTCTTTGCCATATTTGTTTATTGCTCTTTGTATATATGTTTTAGCATGTAATTTTGCAGCAGAGCAATGTTGGATTAATCTTTTGTGTATTCCTACTTGTGTTATTCCAATATATTGACTTCCATTTATGCAATTTTTTATTGCATACACCACAGTCGTCATTGCTTCACCTTTTATTTATTTTTGTTCTGCTGCTGTGGATTTACAGGACTGTAAGTTATAGCAGCTTGAGGAACGAGAGACCGTTGTGCAGCTGATGCAGGAGCAATGTTGCCTCCCTGCATCAAAGAATTAAATATCTGCTGACGACGGAGCATTTTGTCAGGATAGGTGCCTATCTGATGCAGAAATTGCATTTGATCTGCATATTCTGGATTCATCATAATGTCCATAATTTCATTGCCAATTGCCTCTCGCTTTGCATGCCCAGCATTATCAATTACTCTCTGTGCTGCGTCTTTTGGATGAATGACGATTCTAAGAGCACCAGCAGTCTTGCTTGCTGCTGTTTGTGTCGCATCTTCAAAATCCTTCTCTGCTGCAAGACGACGAGCAGTTGCTGGTCCCTGAAGCAACTTATTAGCTGTTTCTTGCATGTTGCCTTGAGCCTTTAATTGCTTGATGAAGGACTCAAATTTTGCAGTGTCATCTCCAAAGAAATTGGACAGAATTTCACGTGTCTTTGGATTGTTAATAATGTTCTTAGCAGGATTGGCAGCATTGGCCATTGGATTGTCACCAGCTTGCGAGCGTCCAAATTCTTGGAGCTTTCTGGCAACACCAGCTCTGAAAGCTTCTTGCTCTGCTCCAGACATATTCTCATATGTTGATATCATTTTGCCTGTTTTTGGAACAGACCACAAGTCACGATATCCCATGTCTGCAGCACTAATAAGTGAAGCTTCGTCTGCATATTGGCCACGAGCTGCAGCATAAGCAGGATTCAATTGATCAAGTTCTGCAACCATCTTTGATTTTTGACCAAGAATTGCAGCACCTCTGCCACTCATTCTATTGAAATTGCCAGCTGTTGCTTCTGCATTGATCTGTGTGTCAAGTTCTTTTTTGAGCAAATCCACGCCGTACGTTGACATGTTTCGAACTTGACCCATTTCATCAAGTGTACCGAGAGATCTTCCCTCAAGAGCTGCTGCTTCAGCTGCGTTTTTCCATGCAGAAGCACCGGTGCCTGTATTGCGTAAATTATTAATAATTTGAAGAATTTTAGGATGATCAATTGAAGGAACAGCATCATAGGCATCCTCATAAGCTTGTTTGATCTCTGGCGCACTGAGCTTTTGCAATTGCTCTGCTCTGCGACCCCAATAATCTAGTGGTCCGATATACTTCTCAATTATTTCATTCAATCGTGTTGGAGCTGTCTGATTGCGCTGATTGAGGAAACGCTCAGCAGTTGACATAGCTTCTCCAGGACGCTGAGACAATCCTTCAAGAACAGTCTTCATATTTGGTCCTGCAACATCAGCAGGAGTCATTGATTGGCCTCTGTTTGAGGACAATTCTGCAGCCATTTCTTGTGCTGTTAGTGGTTCATCTCGTTTCATGACTGAAGAGAGAACTTGTGCTGCTTCAGGAGACACAGGATCTTGGCCAACAGACAATTGTGGAGATTTTGGAGTTAGTCCTTTTGCAATTCCATATCCTGCAGCACCAGCAGCAGCACCTAATGGAACACCAACAGAGGCTCCAAAAATAGTATTGCCAAGACGCTCCCAAGCACTTTGTCCTGGATCAGCAAATGCATTGCCAGAACCAGCACCATAAGCTGCGCCATACCCTGCGCCAGCCAATCCACCTTTCAATGCAGTCTTGACCAATCCTGGAACAGCCTCTCCCATTGCAGCATCAACAGGAGCTTTAATGGCTGATGCACCAGCACCCAGAGCAAGACCTCCACCAAGTTTACCAACACCAGAGGCAGTGATGTCAGGCATCCATTTTGGAGTTTGCATGCCTCCTGAGCCTTCACTCTCTAACTTTTGCTCTGCTTCTCTCAAGGCTTGATTAGACTGTTCATTGCTTTCATAGCGTTCAGGGAATGTTGCACCTTCTCCACCGCCAGCAGATGCTTTTATTGCACTAACACCTTCATGCAAGAATGGCACCACATTTTCTACATTGGCAGCATATCCTGCAAGACGAGCTGGCACACCTTCTGTGTCTTTGATTCCAAATAACTTGGAGCCATTTGGTCCCATGTTGTCAAGTGCATTAGACAACAATTGCTTGTGCTTGGACTCATAGTCTGTAGGTGTTTTTGCAGGAGCTGAAATTGCACTTTGAATGTCTGCTGCAAAATCATCAGATGGTGTCATTGCTGCAGCAGTAGGAGTGCTTGGAGCTGAAGACACAGCACCGCGCACATCTGCTGCAAATGCATCAGTAAAGTCTGTTGGCTGCATTTGTTATTGACCTTGAGCTGCTGGGGAAGAATTAATCTGTTCAGGAAGGAGGTCGTGTTCGCGCGCATATTGTACTTGTTTATTCAAGCGAAGTAAATACTGTTTGCCTCCATCCATTGCAGCAATTTGAGAAAATATTTTCTGTCTAACATCTGATGGATAACGATATGCCATAAATGCCATTGGAGAAATATTCTCATTTGCTGTTCTGATAAAAGCGTTTTTATTTTTTACTGTATTTGGATTGCCATCATATTCTTGGGCAATTTTATTCAAGGCAGCATTATAATCAGCACCACCCTGCAACTGTGAGACAACAATAGGAATTGCTCCTTTTGGAGTTTCCAATCCAGGATATGTAGGTGCAGTTAAAGCAATATCGTAGTTGGTGATTTTAGAAGTATATGTGTTCTTTAAACCTTCTCGCAGAACAACACCACCATTTTTAGTTAAATCAGTCATTGCTTCAAGGATGTGGTCAACAGGAACATCTGAACCAAATAATGCACCAATGCCTTGCACAGACTGCCTTGCTTTCATTTCAATTGGAGCAAAAGCATTAGGATTGGCAGTTAATGATGCAATTTTAATGTTTTCAAGAGCAGTGTTGAAGGCTGGAGTTGCAGCAGCTCGGTCGCCAACTTCTGAGATATAAGAAGTATATTCTCCAACATTGCGTATCTGATTCTCTTTATTTACTTCTGTTGGAAGGTTGGCAATCTTGTTGACATAATCTGGAACAGGCAGTCCTGCAGCAGACAGCAAGCTTGCTCTTTTTTGAGCTGCTTCAGTGGACATGCCGCCATTGCTGGCTGCATTCGCTTTTTCTCTATTTGTTTTGGGAAGAAATTGCTCAACCTGACCTGCAACAGAATTAACATCCATGTCCTTCAGTGCAGGAGCTTTGTCGTCAGCAGGAAGGAAAGAGGCAATTCTGCCACCTTCTGGCGGTGCAGCACCATCTACTGCAATGCCATCAGGAGCAGAAGGATAAGAATTGCGTTTTGGATCAGAAGAAGGATTATTGCTGCCAAGGGTTGGAGCCCAAGTTGGACCAGTCATGCCTGAACTTTCCTGCGGAGTGCTCTCATTGGTTCTTGCATTAGAACTTGGATTGGTTGCTTCTGAGCTGCCATGACCAAGGAGCTGTCCGAGAATGTCGCCTTGATATTGTTGCATTCGTCCTTGCATTTTACGCTGATAAGCATCTGCCTGTTTGGCTTGCATCTCTGCACGAATTGTAGCATTCTGCCTATTCTGCTCTGTTGCTGCCATCATGCCTTGACCGAGAGAACCGGCAAGCGTGGAGCCACCTTTTGAGGCTGCAGTAGAAGTTGCAGCTCCGAACATGGCTAAATTCCTCCAAAAATCTGGAGAAATCCCACCATTGGAGGCAGGAGCATTGCTGTTAGAAACGTCAAATGGATCTGCCATTACATCACCTTATTAAGAGCCTGTTAGACTGCCAAGACTGCCCGCCAGCTGAGCAAAAGTGCCAAGATTGCTGGCAGTGGCATTCGTAGGAGCGAGCGTTGAGGTCGGGACTTGATATTGATTGTTGCCTGCAGCAGCAATACGAGCATTGAGCTGCTCATATGGCCAATTGACTTGGTTCATGAAGTTCTGGTATGCAGTATTCAGCTGAGTCTGACTGAGCTGCTGCTGCTGTGTGCCCATGTCGAACATGCTCTGAGCACCGGCAAGACCTTGCTCCTGCTGTTGACCACCGAGAGATGCCATCTCTTGTGCTTGCTGCAATCCTTGATTCTGCTGCGTATTGTACTGCGACAGACCAGTATCATAGGCTTTATTCATTCCCTGACTAACCAAGTCATTCAACGACAAGTTTCCATAGAAGTTATTCAGAGCCTGAGCATTGCCAAACTGAGCATCTCCAAAAGCACCAGCCATTGTCGCAGACTTGTTGATGTCTTTTGATTGCTGTTGCTGTTGCAGATTAAGAGCCTGAATTTGCGGCTGCAGTGCAGACATAGCATACGGATTCATATACTGTGCAGCAGTATTGGCATCCCATGTGTTGCCAGCAAGCTGCTGTGTTTTGTCGCTTGCTGCCTGCAAATTGGCATTGCCCGCTGTTGCAGCTTGCTGCGTCATATCAAGTCCCTGCTGCTGCATTGGAGAGAATCCAGCAACAAGGTCTCCTTCATATGTTGGATAGGCTTGACTACCTAGAGCGGTGGCCACCTCTTCATTGGCCTTAATGTAGCCTTCTTGCCAAGCTGGTATTTGTTGCACTTGTGTGACTGTTGAGCCACCACCACCGCTACTTCCACCCATTATAAGTCCCTCCTCATTGTCGTCCAAACTTTGTTCCAATTTTTGAGAACCCGAAGCCAGCCATCACGGCAGTAGCCTTCAAGTTGGGTGCATCCCTGAGCTTTCGCCCACTCAACAATTTTATCTTCAACCAACAGCCAATTCTCCATGTCTGTTCCTGCAATCAGTGGCATCTCGCAGACCCTTTTCCTTGGTCTATTTGACACCCTCAAAATGCATGCTGCTGTCACAGTCTCCTCTTTGATCCAAACGAATAGCTGACACACACCTAATTGAGCTTCTTCTAAATAGTCCTCAAGCTCGCAATCATGCTGACTTCTGTCTATGGCTTTTTGCAGGAGTGGTGCAGCGAGAGGCCACACCTTGCCAAGATCCTCTATTTTTACATAATAAAGCATTACACTGTTATTTTGTAAAGGGAGCCAACTTTTTCAAATCCAACTTTTTTGTACAAAAGCGCAAGATAATTTGGATCATCTGTCGTTGTCTCGCACATGCAGATTTCCTTGACTTTCAACTTTCTTCCTGCATCAATATAGGCTCTCAACAGCTTTGCTGCTGTCTTGTCTTTGCGATATTTTGGCAAGACATAAAATCCTCTGTCTGCTAGCAGATAATCATCAGAGAAGAAATAAGTATCAACATATCCTGCAATAAAGCCAGAGATTTTCTCGTCTGCTTTTTCTTCCACAAAACAAACAAATAGAGACTGTGCCATCAACCACAAAATGTTGTTGATTATTTTCTTTTTGTTGAATTTAAAATTTTTATATCTGCTTTCAGAATGAAGTTGTTTGGCAAGCTCTGCAATCTGAAAAACATCTTTTGGCATCACTGGACGAATCATTAGTAGGTCTTTCCGCCAATCATGTTAGTTGGCATATTGTTGTACTGCAATCCACCAATTGTCTGCTGGGACTTGAGAGCAGCTTGCTGCTGCTGTGCTGCTTGTAATTGGGCTTGGATATTTGCAATTTGTGTTTGCTTTGGATCAGCTGAATTACGATTCTGCCTACCATACATAGCAGAGCCATGAGCAGAGCCATGATTTGTTCCACTTCCATATATTACATTAGCACGACTATTTGTCTCCTGCAACTTTGTCAATTGTGCAGTCAATGCATCTATATTGGCTTGCTGGTCAGACAAAGCAGAACCAGATTGGTTTGGATTTATAGTGACTCCACCTATTACATTTGTCGCTGCTGTTCCTGCGGTCTGTGCTTGTTGTGGTGTAAACTTAGGAGCATTGGCCAAAGAAAAGTTTCCATAATTCTGTGCACCAGCATTTTGTGTGCCATAATTTTGTGCACTATTCAACTGGCTAGGTGCAAGTTGTGAAGCAGCAAAGGCAGCAATGTTATTTGCAGTATTGCTGCTCTGTCCTGTTCCCTGCGACGAAGCTGGTGCTTGCTGTGATTGTGCTGGAGCTGCTTGTGAACTGCCACTACTTCTTCCACCCATTATAGCCTCCTAACCAAAGAACCTATAAGCCATAGGATTGTTCACATATGGATTATAACCATTGAAGTTGGCTTTTGCATTTTTGTTAGATGTTGTTCCTAACAATTCCGCAGCAGATGGCAGTTCCCTAGCGGACTTGTATTTCTCTTTGAAGTTGTCCGGCAACTGAGAAGAACTTGCAGATGGAGCAAGCATAGCACTACCAAGTTGGCCACCAGCAATACTGCCAGCAGCACTGCCAAGATTTGTTCCTGCAGGCATAACCCCATACAAATTAGACAAACTAGGAACATTCATCAATGATTGACGAGCAGTGTCCATGGCTGTTTTCTGAGCAGCTTGTTGAGCTGTTGAAAGACCTGCTTGGCCACTAATATTTGTTGCTGCTTCAGGAATGCCAGCAGCTTTTGAAACTTCTGCTGTGCTTGGACCAAGTAACTGGCCACCATAATAACCACCAAAGCCAGACAAAGCACCGCTGCCAATAGCTTGCAATGGTGTTTCTCCAGAAGCTAACCCACCAACAGTTGTGCCAAGACCACCGCCTATTCCTGCCAGAGCAGAGGCTCCAAGTTCAGAGCCAAGAGCTGTGCCAATTCCAGGAGCAACCACAGTGCCAAGAGCACCAAGAGCAATAGGCAAGAAATTCGACCAGAAGCTAAGTTCTTGAACCCCAGTCGAAGGATTAACAGAAGAATTAGGTGAGCCAGCAGTGAACTGTGAAGGATCGACGCCTTTTTTGTGATACTCTTTGTTCAATGTTGCCAGCACTTTTGGTGTCTGCACCTGTGGAGGAACAGTGATTTCTCCAGGAGTTAAGTGCGCAATCGTCTGGTCGCCCATCCTGCCCAATGCAGCCAACTCCTGCGGTGTATAGCGACCTTTTTGTGGCTGCTGTGCTGCCTGAGGCATTTGTTGCTGCTGCATTGGAGGTTGTGCGGGCGATTGTGGCATGCGTTGTGCCTGAGCAGCCATCATTTGCTGTGGATTAGGCTGCTGCGGTTGAGGCTGTGGAGTTCTTAAATTGGTCTGTCCATAACCCATTTGATTCATTAATTGCTGAAATATTGCAGCATTCTGCATTGGATTCTGTACACCTGCACCAGCAGATTGTTGGGGAAGTTGTTGTTGCGGTATCATGGTAACCTCATTGGTTGTTTATTACAGATGTCAGGATTCCTTTGCTGCGCAGAGCATCTATTAAAGTGCAGAGCACCGCAGTGGTGGTATCAAGAGTAGAAGTTCCAGAAAGTGTAGAAGTTGTTGTGTAGTCAGAGGCTACAAAATTCTTGGCAGCAGGTCGATCACTTCTGTCTTTGTTTTGTAATTGTGCCTTAAATGTACAAGCCCACCTGTACATATCCCTATTATACAATTTTGCATTGTTGATATAAGCATGGTCGTCAGGATTAGGTGGCTCTGGATAACTATAATTCTTCATCGCCTTGCTCCTGCAGGATTGGTGTCTGCCTGACACAAGCCAACGCGAAAATCTCCACCAATTGCATTGCTCTCAATTTTATATCCAACAAACGTCGCACCCTCTCGCAGATCAACTAAAGGATTAGAAGTTCCATCACCAATTGTATACGGACCAAAAGTAGTTATTTCTCCTTTTGGATATGTCTGAGCTAAGACGCTTACATAGCAATTCTCTGTCTGTCTTTCAAAGTCAGGCATGAAGCCCATGATGTCGCACTTCCTGTCGCCTTCACTTATGGCCATCGGACTCAGCGTGACATAAGCATCTATTGCTGCACCATCAGCATCATGTCCAAATTCTTCCTTCCAAACATTGCCATCAATATCAACAGAAATTGGATTAGGAAAAAGCAGACCATCAATTTGACTTGTTCTTGCTTTTGGATCAATCGACCAGCACTGTTGGTCAATGTGCCATGTCACTGCCCAATTCGGCTCAAGGCTCCCAAAAAGCGGAACATAGAATGTAACCTCTTTCTTAGCTGTATATGGCACAGCAAAGCACTTAAATTGCTGCTGCTTTGTTATGTTCTTGTAAACAAAATCACGAATGTCATCAGAAGGCAACGGACTCACAGTTCCATTCCAAGTCCACCATTCCATCGGTCCCATCCAAAACCCATCACCAGCATAAGAACAGCCGGCAAGGGGACCAATCAATCCTGTGTTTTTGCCAACAGAAGTTGAGTCATAAATATATGCATCACCATTATAGTTGAAAGCATAGCAGCAATTGTTAGTCAAGACCAAGCTCGTGCCGTCGCGCACAGGAATGCCACCAACGAGATAAGAGCCAATCTGCAAAGTCCTAGCATTGGCTGTGTTGGTTGGCAGAGACATCCAATCTGTATAGTTTGTCTGAACAGGCCATTTTACTTCAAGATAACTACCAGTATTGCCAAGAGCAAACACAAACCGCTCAGGCGTCACAAACATTGCTTGAACACCTGTCGGTGCTCCATACAGTGGATATGCTCTTCCATTGCTAGAAGAAACAGTCGAAGGATCCCAAACATAAATTGTGCCACCAATCGGATTGGCCAGCAGCTGCTGGCCATAATTATCAAGGCACCAAATTCTTGGAGCAATGACATAAGTGGAACTAACAGAGGCTTCGCTATATCCACCAGCACTGTAGGCTCCAAGGCTATATCCAGCCATAAATCCTGAATCAACAGCTCCAATGTTTATTTCATATTCAAGAGAAACGTCTCCTCCTCCTGTGGTGGAGCTTGTAGCAATCGTTCCTGAATCAACTGTGTAGGAGTTGTCGCTGGTGGAAGTAATTTTGTAAGTCCCAAGCAAAGTTATTCCACCAACCTCACCAGCATCAATAACAACATTGTCTCCAAGGAATGCTCCATGCGCTGTATGAGCAATTGACACAGTCGAGCTGTCTACTGTGGTTGTTATTGGATCACTGAGAACAATTCCATAATAAGAATAATGGAGCGAAAGTCCTCCTGTTCCACTGTCTGTTGCAGCATTGCCTGTTGTTGTAATTGAGTAATCATCGGGAGTTGTTACATCAACAAAATATGTTCCTGCAATCGTGACTCCATTGTAATCTTCGTCCTTGTATAATGTTACATAATCACCAGACACCAGCCCATGAGCAGAATCATAAATTGAAACAATCTTAGAGCCTGTTGTTGTCGTGATTGCAGAATTAAGTGTGCCAGACCGAGCAACTTTAAATGGAGTTATATCAAGAAGCTCTTCTGCAGAATTGGAATAGGCATACAACTTTTCACTTGTCCCAAAGGCACAAAATATGTTTTGGTTATAATCTCGCCACTCTTTTTGTCCCCTGCAGGAGCCAACTAATTTATTTGCAATAAATTCTGCCCATCCACCTTTTTTCTCAGGACGACCCGCAATAAATCTGCAGCCTTAATAGAATTTGCATAATTTGAATCCGACTTGCACACCCCAGGAAGTGGTGTTAAAGGCTCATATGGCATTAAGCTGCCTCCTGCTGCAGTTTTCTATTGTCCCACCATTCTTTTTTAATTTTTGACATTTTTAATTTTGAAGCAGAAGAGTGCCTTTTGCCAAGTGCAGCAATTCTTTTCTTCTCGCAAGTTTCCAAAGATTCTTTTTTACCAAGTTTATTGTGATTCCCTAAACGAGCCAAAGACAATTTTGCTTTTTGCTCTTGAGTCCATTTATATCCCAAACAATGTGGACCAAGTCTGCCTGCACGCTTTCTATTTTCAATTTGCTCAGGAGTGCATTTATATCCTTTTGCATGCTTAGATCCTGTGTGCATTCTACTGGATTCTTTAGCTTCTAATTTTCTAATCCAATCATAGTATCTGTTGCCATGATTCCCATCAAAAGACAATCTTTTGACTGCATAAATAAGGGAACCTCCATATATCTTGGCAAGCAAGAGATGTGCAACAAAATGGGCGCGAGCAGGCAATTTTACAATATTTTCTTTACTATTGTCTCCACCTAAACATTTCGGAACAATATGATGCTTCTCTACATAACCAGAAGGGATGGCAGCTTTATATTTTGCAATTATGCAATCGTAAATTTTTTGATAATTCATAAGATAATCATTCCTAGTTCTTGAGAACGAGTAGAACGATCACTTTCAACATTGGCAATATCTAGTTCTGCTTGAGCCTGTTGAGCCCAATAAGTCCTATCATAATTGCCAACACCAACATCTTTCATAAACTCTGCAGCCATCAAGCAGCAAGTGCATTGCAATAGGCGAGGATAGAAGATGGTGATGAAATTGGTTAGATTGCTTCCATCCAAGGCTGCTGGTTGTGCATAATAGTACATCAAGTATGGATATGCAGAGTCAGGAGGTGAATCAAAAAGAATGTTGGTGGCATCATTGAAGTAAATTACTGGTCTGCTAGGAATTCTGAAGCCACTGCCATCATAGTCATAAGACGAAATAACTTCTTCCATTGTCTTGCGAGTCAATTTACAGGCATTCGTTCCTGCCAAATAAATGACTTTATCTTCAAGATAATCAGACGGAATGGCAATATAATCTGTTGGTGAAGCTCCTCCAGGATTGTTCGCAGTCATGGAGGCTGTTGCCTTTTTGAGCATTCTCCAATGGCGCAGACGCCGATAAATCGCAGCCTCAGCATTCATCAGGATTGTTGGAGCTTGTGCAACAACACTATCATGATTGAGCCAACCAGCAATCGAACCTGCGACTGTTTTTGCACCAATCAAAGTGGTGTATGAAATTGAGCTTCCTACTGTCATGCTGCTTTCACCATCTTAGCTTTTTCAACCAAAATTTCCATTGTTGCTTTAAAGATTTCCTCTGGCTTTATTGCAGAGGCACAAAGTGCTGCTCCTGTTGCTTCGACCTTGTGACAGAAAGTCCAATCGTAATGTAACATGTGGCAAGGATAGCAAGGACAAGCTTCTTTGTTTGGAGTTATAACTGTGGTATTTTCCCAATCCCTTGTCAGATTTGTATTGTTTGAGTGAGACAGATAAATAATCTTTGCCATCTTTTCATGGCACACCGCATTCATCACGCCTGTCTCAGGACCAATCACAACATCCGCAAGCTGAGCAAAGGCAAGAGACTCACGAATACTCCAAAGTCCACAAATCCCAGTGACCATGCTGGTATCATTTTTGTCATC